CAAAGATTTCTGCATGTTGACCTTCATACCTATTATACTCCATACCAAAGAGAGCGTTCAAGCCAGGCTCTAACTCTTTGGCGAGTTGTGCTCTTGAAATAGCCATATTAGACCCTCCTTAAGATGCAGTAGCGTCAGCATCCGAAGAATTTAACGCATGGTTGTTGATTTTCACTATGTATGAAACACCAGCCGCACTGTGGTCAGCATTAGTTACTTCTTCATGGATGCCTAAAATCATCACACAATTTGAAGTATCTGTATTTTCAGCAGATGATATATCTAATACAGCAGAAGAAATACCAGTTGTAGTATTACCACTTGCTCCACTTGCTATATCAGCAGTCTTGAAAATATCTACTTTAGCAGTTGCTCTGTCAGTGTTACCACCATCAGCAGCGATAATAAATCTCTGTGATGGATCGTCATACACAAACCCTTTGATGTCAAAGTTAGTATTAGCTGATCCTGAACCAGGCCATGTATTACTAAACCTTAACTTGCCAGTGGTTGCATCCACAAACTCACATCCAGCAAAGACACCAAGTAATTGATCTCCGTTACCAGTTGCAGAGCCGATTGCAATAGTTCCGCCAGTCAATTCAGCTTTTACTGGTGAACCTTGAAAAATCGCAGAAGCATCACTAGCAATAAAGTATTGACTCGTACCTTGAGTCGCTGGACTTGAACCATGTCTTCCAACAGGCTTAAATCCAAAAGCTACATTTGCATTAGCCATTTATTGCTCCTTCTAAAAGTTACTCGGAGAGTTTTTCTTTACCCCCGAAAGTTACACGACTTTGCCTATCGGGTTTATGGATAGGCATTGAGGGATGTTGTTCCCTCATCAAGTTTTCATCCACGGCTGTCATTTGATTACGGGTCTGCTCCCGAAAGTATTCAGTTCTCTCTTGCACCGTTTCTGCGGGTATTCGTGCCAACATTAAACCACCGACACCAATAATTCCTTTGTTTTTACCTTCCTCTATAACTGGATATTTTGCAGCTTCTGGGCCGTATTCGTCTGCCCTAACTGGTTCCCATCCCTCTCTCATTCTGGAAAAAACATTCGCTTTATCATCTTCGCCTCTTAATTGCGTTCTGATCCAACGATGTTCAAATCCATCTGGAGCTGGAGGTGCATCCAACTTAGCTGGAGGTTGCCAAGGTTTTCTCCTTGTTGTATTTGCACGAGTCTTAGTTTCTCGTGTTGTTCTGTCTATAGCCATATTCTACTCCTTAACATACTTAGCGTATTCTTCAAGCGGAACATTCAATCGTTTCGCAATTGCTATCTGCGAAGGAGTCAATTTGACTGTTCTGCGTCCCTTTGTCGATCCCGTCTTTGAGGCGGTGGCTCCAGCAGAGGCGACTCTGGGGCCAGAGGATTTTTTTTGCTCTCCAAATTTGTGAGGAAAGTTACTTCTAATCCTATTATCTAATTCAGTATAGTACTCTTCTGTATTTGGATCAAGACCTTCTTCTTCAATTAATGTTTTATGTATGCCAAAAGCAGCATATGTCATTGTCTGATCTTGCCCAAACCATTCATTTTGTGTCGCCCACTCTTCTGCTCTAGGGTCTGGTTTAGGAGGTGGAGGCGTTGGAGCAGGCTGAGTTGCAGCAGGCGCAACATCATTTGTTTCTGCTTTTTTTGTCTCTTGTTCTCTTTGTTCTTTGAGTTGGTTTAGTCTTGCTTCTTCCATAGCAATTCTAGAAATAGTTTGTTGAGCCTCATATAAGGCATCAGCATCACCAGCTTCGTAAGCTTTTCTGTAAGCTTCTTTGGCTGCTGCCGCTTGAGATTGCACTCTCGTATCAAACTCACCAACATAAGTTGTGTCTAATTTATCTAATTTTGCTTTGAGTTCATCGTTCTGTTTCTTAACAGATTCTGCAAACTCTACCGCAGCTAGTCTTTGTTCTTCTTCGTCTCTAAATTTTTTAGTAATCTTCGAGATACGTTTTCTTACTGAAGCTGAATATTGAGAAAGATCGTCTTCATCGTCTGTTTGTTTTTTAACTTCGACAGCAGGTCTATTCTCATTAGACTCTGGCTGAACGTCATCCTCTTCTGTTTCTGTTTCTGTTTTTTCTTCTGCATCGTCTATTTCAATTAGTTGACCTTCCTCTTCTTGAGGTTTGGTCTTCTCGATGTTTTCTTGCATACTTATACTCCGTATGTTTTTATGTCATCGGGATTAACAATAGTTGCAATGACTTCATCATCATTGATTATCCTAACTTCTCCTCCTTCTATGTTGAACCGTGACCCAGTATAACGACCAATACAAACCCAGTCGCCCTCTTTACACCAAGGTCCCGCCTCTCCAAACTTATCAAAATCTTTGTACGCAAGTGGTCCTAATTTAACCACATAAGCAACAACTGTTGCTCTTGCCTCTTTTTCTCTAACAGAATCTGGCACATGTATACCACCTTCAGTTGTTTCTTTGCCCATATATGGCATAACTAATATACGCCATCCAGTGGGTTGAGGCACTCTTTCTGTTAGGGATTTATTTTCTGCTTCTTTTTCAGCTTTTTCTTTGGCTTGTTTTTGTTTTAAAACGTATTCAGGCACTATCAATGTCATTGTCTACCTTTTCCAGCAGGGTTCTTAATTGTTCTAGTGCGTAGGTTAGACCCTGTATTTCACCTACCATTGCTTTATATGCTTCCATATCAGAAGCATTTCCACTCGTCAAGGAGATACTAATATCTTCTATTCGAGTATTCAAGACTTTTTTATATTTATGTAAAAAATCTGTTACTTGCATTTTAATTTAAAAAAGACTCTGGTCCCAGTTTTACATTCTTTCCAGTCTGATCAACTGAATCTTTCATTTCTTTTTCTGCCTCTTGAGCCTCTAACAAACTCATGATCCCTTTGGTTCCTTCAGTTATTGGTCTTGCACCACCAAAAGTTATTGATTCTATTCCTTTTCCGAATTGTCCTAAAAAGCCTTGTGGACCTTGATATTCTGGACTATTAGGATCTAAAGTTGGATCGTAATTAAAACCTTTATTCAAATTTAATTGTGGATCTGGTGCTAATGCTAATTGATCTTTACCCATAAAACTTGCTATCGGACCTAAAGGAGTAAATCCAAAAGCAGTTCTAGCTATTGTTTCTCCAACACCTTGAGGTCTGTCTATTGATATAACTTCTCCAAATCTAGTTTTTTCACCTGGAGATAACCCCTCTCTTAAACTTAAACCCTCAACTCCTTTTATACCTTTTGTATTACCAAAAGGATTTACATATCTGTCGTAAGCTAAGTTTGCTATACCTTGAACATCAATGCCTAACGCAGCATAATTTACGTTTTCTGGACCAAATAATCGTGAGAAAAAAGAATCTGGATAAGGATTTGTAGCAGTTATTCCTCTTGCTTGATTAAAACCAGCTTGACTCAATATCTCACCAGTTGTTTCATTACCACCAGTATCTATGTTTGGACTTCCGTAACCAACACCACTAGCGACAGAAGTACCTGCTTCATCATAGCCTATACCAGTAGGATCATCTCCTACATAGCTTTCTTCAGCGGTATCGAAACCATTAGCCACTAGAATATTCCTTTAAACTTCTTGCCTTTTACTTGAGCACCACACCCTCTGAACTGACCACCGTCTCTCATTTTTAATGTGCCACCCTTTTTCTTAAAACCCATCTCGGCAACAACATCTGGTCTTTCTTTTTTCAAAGCTTGTAATCCTTTTGCATCTGCGGGTATTGGTTTTAAACTGTTCATTTTACCATTTTTTGCTTTAACCATTTTTGCTTGATTCATTGTTCCCTCCAGTATAGAAGACCCACCATCTTTGAGTGCTCTTCCTTTTTTTACTAAATTATTAGCTTGATTATATGACATACCCATGTCTTTTGCAAATTGTCTAACTCTTGCCATGTGCTCTCCTTATAGATTCTTTACCTTTTTTAAAAATACTAGCCACTTTATTCTTCTTCATAACCTTTGCTCTCTGCTCACCGACTGTAAGTATCTGTATCTTTCTCGCATA